TGGACTTACTTATATTCGAACAGAAGATAAAAAAGAAAAAGACCATAAAGACCCTTTTGAAAATTATGCTTAGCTTATATACAAAATGTGAAGGATGTAGAGTAGATAAATTAAAGTTTCTAGTAAGAAGAAGAAGATTTTACTCGAATCCTTTAAAAACATACATAACATCAAATAATCCTATTTGTAGAAAATGCTTATTAATATATAAAAACATAAAATAATGTCAACAATCAAACAAGACAAAGAAACAATGAGTGCTCTAAATGTATCAGAGATAAGAAGAATAATCTGTGATACAGATAAGGGATTATTAAGCTTAGTTCTTAAGAAAAACACTGATGAATACTTCTTAATGCTAGATGCCGTGCATTTAGATAAAGAAACCAATAAAACAATAATGGAATTACTTTTTCCTAGAAAGGTAGAAATTCCACAAGTAAACAAAGAGTTTATAGTAACCCCAATAGATACAACAGTAGTATTAAAAAAGAAAGGAAGACCTAAGAAGATTAAATAATGGAAGAACTATCACTACAAGACCAAGAATTTGTTAAAGAAGTAGCCTTGACAAATAATCAAACTCAAGCTGTAAAGAAAGCTTATGGAATAACAAATGATGATTATGCAAGAGTAAAAGGAACTCGTTTGATAGCAAAAGATAACATCAACATGGCTGTTCAAGAAGTCAAGAGAACAATAGCAGAACAGATACCAGATGATTTGTTATTAAAAGTTCACTTAGAAGGATTAACAGCAGGTAAAATGGTAGGAGAAACTTTAGAACCTGATTATGCAGTAAGACATAAATACTTAGATACAGCCCATAAATTAAAAGGAACTTATGCCCCAGAGAAATCATTTAATCTTAACCTAGAAGCTAGTTTAACAGACCCTAAAGCTAGAGAATTAGCAGAGAAATATGAAAAAGAACTTAAAAAAAATCTTTAATAAAAGAATACCAAGAAAGATATACTTAATTCCATACTCTACAGGTTACAAATTAAAGCATGTATATTCACATGATTATACAGTAATTTTCTATGCAAAAAATAGAGTTAGGCTAATATATGAATTAATAAGATATATTTTTACAGGGGATGTATGGCATTCACTTAAATATAAACATGTTACTTGATAAATACTCAATTCATGCTTGGATTTCTAATAACTCAATCAAAACAGAAGCAGGAGAAGTTTTAGATTTCCATAAATATCGTTTTATGTTTGATGTCTATTCTGATAGAAGTTCTTTGATATGTTGTAAGAAGTGTGCCCAGATAGGTTTTACTACTTATGAGATATTAAAATCAGCACATGAATGCAAGAATGATGAAATAGATATTTTATATGTTCTTCCAACTGGAGATGATGTTAAAAGATTTTCAGGTGGTAAAACTAATAAAATGATTGCTCATAATCCTGCTTTACAAGAATGGACTAAAGATAAAGACAGTGTAGAACAGAAACAATTTGGCAAGAATACTATTTACTATCAAGGTAGCTGGACAGAACGTGCAGCACTTATGATAACCGCTAAAAAACTTATCGTAGACGAATACGACCGTTGTAAACCAGAGATTGTAGAACAGTATGACTCACGTCTGCAGTCTATAGCTAATCCTAAGAAAGCTTTCTTTTCTAATCCATCTAAGCCAGATTTTGGAATTGATAAGCTATATCAAAAATCAGACCAAAAGAAATGGCATTTAAAACATAAGTGTGGTGCTATTTATATAATGGATGAAAACTGTATTGACTACAAAGCAGAGATATATCGTTGTCCTAGTTGTAAAGAAGAAATATCTGATGAATGTAGACGTATGGGAGAATGGATAGCAACTGCTGAAGGTGAATGGTCAGGCTATTGGATCCCTCTTTGGATTGCTCCATGGATGCCAGCTAATAAAATAGCTCAAATGAAAAGAGAAAAGACACCAGAGTTCTTTGCTAATTTCGTAGCAGGTGAAGCATATCTTAATACGAATGATGCTTTGTCATTATCTATTTTACAAAGAAATCTACTTAATCAAGTAAACACTCAAGAGGGTAGAATAATCATAGGAGTTGATACAGGCCATAACATTCACTACACCTTAGCAAATAAAGACGGAGTATTTTTTCATGGCTATTGTCAAAGCATTGCAGAGAATCCAACACCAGGATATGACCCCTATGACGAGCTAGATAAGCTTTTGCAACGTTTTCCTCGTTCAGTCATGGTAGCAGACCAAGGAGGGGATTTAATAGGTATCAGGAAGCTCCAGGCGAAGTATAAAGGACGTGTATTCTTATGTTGGTTTACTAAAGAGACTAAAACACAACAAATCATTAGATGGGCACACAATGACGAAGAAGGTAAAGTATTAGTAGATAGAAATCGTGCTATTCAGTTAGTAGTAGATGAAATAAAAGACCAAAGATTTCCTATTTGGGGAAATACAGATGAATGGCAACCATACTTTGACCATTGGCTTAATATTTATAGAGTTCAAGAAATACAAGGAGAAGAAGGTGATCCACAATATAATTGGCGTTGGGTATGGAAACGTAAAGGAGCAGACCATTGGGCTTTGGCTACAGTATATGCTCGTGTTGGATTAGATAGATTTGGACAAGATTTAGCTCAAGTTATTCACAAAGGAAATGTAATGCAAGGAGTTGAAAAAGCAGGACAATTTCCTATTACTAACGCACCTAATAATCCATTAGGACTTTATCAAGAAGTAGAAATTTAATGCAAACTACTATAATCTTACAAGGAAAAGATGCACAAAAATGGGCTATGATGAATGTTTTAGATGAATTAGGGTTTTTTGATATAAAATATGGTAAAGTTTCAATAGATTTCGATGGTCAAAGTAAAATTAGTAATGTAAAAATAGAAAAGAATTATAGGGTTATCCCCACATCTGCATAAAAACTTGCATTACATTTTAAGTGTAGTATAATGTAAGCAATAAAGACAAATCTCGCTTGACCAACAAGACGATTTCCGAAAGGATTTCGTCTTTTTTTATATAAAAAATGGATAAAGATGCTTTTCAATTAAATATCGATGGAGTTACAGACCTAGTACAATCTGGGGTTAATAAACTCATTTCTGGTGATAATTTACCAGAAGGAATTGTTAGTGATGAAATAGATGAACTAGAGTTAGATATGTCAGAAGCAGAACTTCTGACTCTTAAGCTTTCATGGGAAAAGAAATCAGCACCATATACAGGAAAGATAGAGCCACGCCAGAAACAGAATAAAAACTACCTAATGGGTAGACAACTACAATCAACAAGTCAGGGTTCTAAAACAGTGCCCTCTAATCTTCTTTTTGAAGCAACGGCAACCTTTGTACCGCAAGCTTTAGCGAAGAACCCTGAGCCTGTTGTTTGGTCAGATAATACCGAAGAAGGAAAAACAGCCTCAAATGATGTAAAAACAATGCTTCAATATCATGCTGATATTCTATGCCTTAGAAAGAAATTAGGAGTAATGGTATGGAATTGGTCAGTGTACTTTACTGCTGTTATTAAACACGGCTGGGATAGTAATATAAACGATATAACAAGTGAAATAAGAAAACCTGCTAACTTTATTCTTGACCCAGACGGATTTGTTAATGAATTTGGAGAATATAAAGGAGCTTATTTAGGTGAAAGAATACAATGCTCTGCTCAAGATTTAGTTGATTTATACCCAGACCAGAAAGCATATATCCAAGAACAAGTAGAATTTAAAACGGGTACTTCAGTTGTTCGCACAGAATGGTGGACAGATGAATTTTGTTTTACTACTTATGAAAACAAGGTTCTAGATAAACATAAGAATGAATTTTTTAATTACTCAAAAGACAAACCAAATCATTTTGCTGTTCCTAAAATGCCTTATACATTCTTGTCAGTATTTTCGCTGCAAGAACAACCTCACGATTTCACAAACTTAATTGAACAAAACATATCCAATCAAGATAGGATAAACAAAAGAGATAAACAGATTGAAAAAAACCTAGACCATGGAAACAATGCTATTGCAGTATCAGATTTGAACTTTACTGCTGAAACAGCTCATCAGGCCGCTGATGCCTTAGAACGTGGTGACCCTGTGCTCGTACCAGGACAAATAGCAGGTGCGATAGAACGTATTCCTGCAAATGCTTTACCTAACGGAATTTTAGAAAGTCTTGATATAGATAAAAGTACATTAAGAGCAATCTATGGAACTGAAGGTTTAACTGCAACTCAACCAGATAGAGAGAGTACAGCTCGTGGAATGATACTTAATCAATCTCATGATAGTTCTCGTATTGGAGGAGGTATTGGAGATGCCTTAGAGCAAGTAGCAGATAATATCTTTAATTGGTGGCTACAACTTTATATGGTTTTCTATGATGAAGCTCACTTTGCAGCAATCATGGGAACAGGAAGAGCCGTAGAGTACGCTAAATTGACTATGGTAGGAACTCAAAGACACTTTGTTGTATCTGTATCTCCTAACTCAATGCAACCTAAAGATGAGATTACAGAAATGAACCAAGCTATTGACTTAGCAGGAAAAGGATGGCTTGACCCAATATCTCTATTTAAAAAGCTTAACTATGCAGACCCTATGGAAACAGCAAAAGCAGTAACGATGTATCAGGTAGATAAAAACTTATATTTCCAAACTTATTTTCCAGAAATGGCACAACAACAAACAGGAGGTGCAGGAATAGGAAATCCACCAGACTTAAATCAAGTGCAAGGTCAAGCACCTACTCCATTATCCCAGGAGCCTGCATCAGCTTCATTATCACAAGTACCACTTCAATAATATGAACATACAAAAATTACAAGAAATGATAAAAGAGCCTGCGAGCAAAGAATGGTTTGCAAAGCATGGAAATAAAAATATGAATCCAAAAACAAAAGCTTTAAATAATATCAGTCAACCATCATATAAATACTATGAAGGTAAAATACCAAGAACAGTCGGGGATGAAAGTAGGACTGAACAGATTGAAAGAATAAACCACCACTCTAAAATGTCAGGAATTATTAGTAAGGCAAGAGAAAGACATGAGAGAAGGCACACAGAAAAAGGTCGAACATCTAAAGCAGAAGCATTAGAAAGAATTAAAAGTTATTCAGCAGAAAGATAATATGCCACAATTTTTAGAAAAGAAGTTAAAAAAAGAATATCCTGATAATCCAAGTGCAGTATACGGAACCATGAATAAACTTGGATTTATGAAAGGAAACAAAGAGACAGTTAAAGGTCGTAAAGCTGAATCAAAACATAAAGCATTAATGAAAGCAAAAAAATAATATGGAAGACAAAATTGTAGAAGGAAATAATCAAATAGTAGATGGAATGCCAGCTGAAAGTACTATCGAAAAAGAACTTCAAGCTGATATGGAAAAGATGTGTTAATTATAAATTAATCAAATACTATGGATTACAAAAAAGGTATTGAACATGACGGTCTGATAAATGTAATAGAAGAAGAAAACCTTTACAAATCAGAAAAAGAAGAGAAAAAAGAAGATTAAAAATAAGTCCGTTTCTCGGATAGTGGACTATAAATAAAATCCTGTGTAAGTTTTATTAACCCTAATAGGCTTTCTAGGTTGAGCCTGAATCAATCCGACAAATATTATGGAAGATAAAAAAAGTGCAGTAGAGAAGTTCTTAGAAGAAACTAATGAAAGCGAAAGTATCTTTGGAGATTCCAATGAACAACCGTTTGTTGAAGAACCAACCAAAGAAGTCATCCCAAAAGATGAACCAGAACTACCTTTTCATAAAAACCCAAAGGTTTTAAAGTTTATTGATAAAGAACTTACAAAAAGATTAGCAGAAATTCAACCTGCTAAAGAAGTCATTTACCAAGAACGCAAAGAGGAAAATGATAAAGTAGGTGATGTATTAACTCGTTTAATCGGAAATGATACGCCTGAAAAACTATCAATGATTAAAGAGTTTAAAGAAATCCTTACTGAAGGTACTCAAAAAGCTAAAGCTGAAGCTTTAGCTGAAATAGAAGCAAGACAGAAAGCTGAAAGTGAAGCTGATTTACAAGCAGAAAGAGAACTTGAAAATGCTTTTGATAATATTGAAGAAACATTTGATGTTGATATAACCTCAAATTCTCCATTAGCAAAGAAAACACGACAAGAATTTGTTTCATTTGTAGAAAAGATTGCTCCTAAAGATAGAAATGGCGACATAATAGATTATCCTGATATGACTTCCGCTTGGGAGACATTCAGTGAAATAAAAAAATCAACATCTGTGCCATCTCGTGCTAAGGAATTAGCAAGTCGTTCTATGGCTCGTTCATCAGAAGCAGTATCTGAAACATCAAAACGTCCTACTTGGGATTTAGCAGATGATTTCATAGCAGGATTAGGAAAGTAAATTATTAATTAATCGGTTAATATCAAATTCATAAGATATTAAATAAATTATATGCCTCCAGGCGTAAATATCACAACAACCACAAACCAGTATTTGGCACCTGCATGGGTAGACCAAATCCTAAGAGATAACTTTTTCTTCGGAGAGGTTTTGGGTAATTCAAAGAAATGGGAAGGCTCTCAAATGCTTTTCCCAATTAAGTATCAAAAAGGTGTTGCTTCAGTAGCATTCAACGGTTTCGACCAGTTGCCTACTTCTCAGCAACCAGTAACAGTTAACATGACATTTTATCCTACTTTTGTTGCTACTAACGTAGCTCTAGCAGGTTCAGATTTATCAGTTAACGACACACCAATGCAGACTATTAAACTTGCAAAAGTTATGATGGAATCTCGTGCACAAGATGCAGCAGACGACATCGGTACTTTCTTCCAAGGAGATGGTTCAGCTTACGGTGGTAAGGCTCCTATGGGTCTTACAGGTATCGTAGATAACGGTACAGTATTATCAACTTACGGAGGACTTTCTCGTTCAACTTACACAGGATTGAATGCAACAGTTACAGCTTCATCAGGTACAATTTCCCTTTTGAAGATTCGTCAGCTTGCTAACTCAATTTCCGATGGACGTGTAGCACCTTCAATGGCTATCACAGACTACACCACTTGGTCTTATGTAGAACAACTTATGCAGACTTTCCAGCGTAACACATATTCTGATTTCAGTAATATGAACGCAGGAACTGGATACGGTAATGCTACAAAAACTGGAGTAGGTCTTATCTGGGACGGTCTTCTTGAAATTCTATGGTCTTAATTGGTGGAAAGGAACTCCTGTTTCTCTAAAGTCAGAAAACATCAAAGGAAACATTTACGAATACAATCCAGCTAATGCGACAAAAGCATTTACTTGGACAAATTGGATTCAAGCTTACAATCAGGGAGCAGTAAATGGTTTCATGATTATGGGAGGTCAGCTACTATGTACTGCACCATTCCGTAACGGTGTATTGACAGGAATCACAGGTATTTAACAGTTAGGTCGAAAATTATCAATCTAATTATTAAATTAAAAAAATGTCAGCCCCACAAAGAGATACAACAATAGAAAGTGCATTACCTGTAGTTTCAAGTAATGGACTTAACACAAATCAAAACATAAATTTCAACAGTGGTTCTAACTCTTGTGATTTACCTGCTGCAACTACTCTTAACGGAGTAGCAATCTCAGCTCAAGGTAATGTAACAGGAAGTGGTACAACTGGTGCAACATTCTCAGTTACAAATACTGGAGTATATACAGGTGTTGGAGCTTTCCAAGTAATTGGAGATAGTGCAACAACTGGAGTAGTAAGTTTAATGACAGGTAACGGTCTTACAACTGGAGCTGTTCTTTCTCTTACTTCAACAGGTACTATTACTACTACAGGTCAAGTCTTAAACATTGCAGCAAACTCAGCCACAACTTCAACAGGACTTTTGCGAGTTTCTGGTACAAGTTTAACTTCAGGTTTTGCTGTAGCTATTACTTCAGGAGGTGCAAACCTTACAACTGGAGGTGCTGTAAACATCAGTAATGGTGCTTCAACAGCAGGTGTTGCAGTAGTAGTAACTTCAACAGGAGTTATGACTACAACAGCAGGATTGCTTACACTTACAGGAAATAGTGCTACTACAGCATCAGGACTTTTAAGAGTAAATGGTCTTGGTCTTACAACTGGTTTAGGTGTTCAAATAAATGGTACTCAGGCAACTCTTACTACAGGACGATATTTGTCTGTAAACAATGCAGCAAATGAAGTTTTTGGTATCGGTGCAAACGGTCACATTCATTCAACAGCTAGTATTGATGTGCCTACTATAGCAGTAACATCACAAGCAGGTATTACAGCAGCTGCTATTACAGCAGGTGGAACAGATACTTGTGGAGTTATAACAACAACTGGTACTTCAACAGGAGCTACCATACTTGATGTAACTTTTGGTAAAACATACACAACAGCTCCAAAAGGAGTTATTATTGCTCCTGCAAACGCAGCAGCAAGTATGCCTAATACTTCTTATTTTGTTTCAGCAACATCAGCAACTGGATTTACTATTACTGTCGCA